CCCGGTAGTCTCTTCCTTAGTAAGTTTAATGTATAATTTCATCCTTCGTGTTGAATATTTAATTTTAAAGTTGTAATTGTTAGGGTTCAAAGACCCCAGAGTAATTTTTTCAGATTTTACCATTTTAGTTACTATTATATTAAATGGGAAAAAAGATTGAAGACATTCTATCCCACGGCGAATTCAAACAAAAAAAGAGAATTAATAGCCGTAGAAAAGGAAATGCATTTGAAAGAAAAATCTCTACATTGTTAAACGAGAGATTTGAGACAAACGAGTTTTGCCGTTCTCCAGGTTCAGGAGCATTTGCAACAACTCATAAGTTACCTCAACACATTAAAGTCCACGGAGACTTAATTACACCAGAAAAATTTAAATTTGTTATTGAGTGTAAATCAGGGTACACGGTTGAGCTTGACGATTTGTTCAAACCTAAATCAGATTTTTGGGCATTTATAGACCAAGCTAAGAGAGATGCAAAAGCAGCCAATAAGGATTGGTTGATGGTGTACCAAAAAACTAGAAGAAAGGCAGTCGTAGTTTCTAATGTTAAATACGCTCTAAAGCATGTAGATTTATTTGGAGACTGCTACATGTATAGCTTCGATGAGTTCATTAAGCTTCCTGTAAATTTTTTCTTCTCCGACTGAATTAGTATTCTCTGAGATTGCTGTTGCAAGTATATCAAAGAGTTTAGGTTTAATCTTTGCTTCCATCTTAGGATAGAACACTCCTCCACCCCGAGAAGTTTTTCCTCTTAGGTCAGTGGAGAACACAACCTCGTTACCTATAGTCCAAGTATAACCTCCAGATGGGGTTCTCGTAGGCTTAGCTTTGCTTAAAACATATTTGGCTACTTGATGGTTGCCAGCGAAGCGTATCTCCCCTCTCATAGCTTTCATCATAGCGTCATCCTCTTCGGTGACGAAGGAGCTAATCAAATCATTCATTGCAAAACCTTCGTTTAGAGAAGGGTCTTGCTCTGCTTTCAACTGCCTCAGGCGACGAATAAAATTAATTCTAGCATTACCAATGGCAGTATTATCCTTGCTAGCTATGGCGGTATCGATTTCTTGTTGCCACTCACTAAGCATTCGTAGAGTATCCACATCCCCATCAGCCACGTCTCCTAACAAAACGGAGAATGTAGCTTTAACTGAAGAGCGAGCTCTAGCATCAGAGCCAAACATAGCCTCTGCTGAACGCGCAATAACAGCATCTACTTCCATAGCCTTCTCTGCTACATTACGCTGTGAGGGCTTTAAGAATTTCTTCCTGGTAGATGTAAACTCTGCTGCTTCCTCACACTTCTGCCTTTGTGCTGCAGTAGATAAAGTTTCGCAGGGGGTGTTGTGGTAAGCATATGCAGGAGTATAGTAAGAGCTGCCTGATGGAGTATCTTTATCAAACCCGCTTTGAGATTTTAGTGATACACCTACGCCGCCTTCCCCGGTATTGTCAACCGTTACCTCTCCTGCTCCCAAATCACTAAGGGCTTTAGCGAACTTTTGTGCATCGTTTACGCTAGCAAACTCTACCATAAAATCTGCTTTAGTTGTGGCTGTAGAAACCTTACCTCTTGAAGTAACTCCAGTAGGGGATACCCCTGCATTTTTCGCTACCCGAGCTAAGAAATATGATTCTTTAATGGTGTCTTTTATATAATCGACAGCAGCTTCGTTACAATTGTCGGTATCAATGTCTTTTAGTAGAGATTCAGAAGCGACTCTAGCATCCTCATGCTCAAACGTCATGCCTAAGTTGCCATCAGTAACAACAAAGTTTTGTATTTGCTCTCCCAAATCGCAGACATCCTTGATAGCTTGAGCAAATGCTTCCATGGCTTCGACGGTGGTAGCCACAGATTCGGTGCCGAAAAAAGTATTTAAAGTCCCAATCATCAAATCTTCTTTCTTAGTTCCTAAAACTTGATATATGTTACCTGCTCCGCCACCAACAGTAGAGTTAAAGATAGCGGGTCGGGTATCCCCCGTATCGCTCCTCACTTCTATGCCTTTAAATTGAGAACATATATCTTGAGTGTAGCTACCCATAGTCATACCATACATTTCTTGCCCTGCGTATTGAGGGGAGGAAGCCATACCCTCTAAATAGGCTGCAAAGTTAGGGGCTACCCTCTTAACCGAGTCCATGGCTTTTCTTCTTCCAAACCAAGAACCCGCATTGGTTTTAGGATTACGGCAAACAAAAGAATCTAAGAGTTTTCTTTCCCTAGGAGTTAAATCAGAATCATCAATGTAAGAGCCCTCTTTAATTTTTTTTGCTACGCCTATCAAATCCACATGCGCATCAAAAATTTCTTTTTGTACTTCTGGAGCTACCCACGGAGTATCCCCACCACGTAGAGACCTTTTGAACTTCATCAACTTGGTGTTGGCACCTGTAGGAGCTACTGTGATTCTATCGAATAAATCCTGAGCATCTATACCAGGAATAACACCATCCATCTTTTGCGCGGCTTTCTCTATCTCTCCTGGCTGAGCTTCATAAGGAACGTAGTCTGCTGTTTGGTCAATTTCTTGTCCTGTGTTTGTGTCGAATACAGTTCCGTCGCTTTCTGTTTCGGGTGCCTGTTCCCCTCCAGGCTCAGCCTTTAAATTTGCTTGAGCTCCTTCATCATCCGCAATAGCTCCTTGCAGATACTCTATAGCTCCCGCTAGAGTTTTACTGTTGATTCCTGTATGTCCCCCGCCAACACTAAGAGTGTATCTTGTTCCTTTTTGTGTGCGGAACTCCACCTTAGGTAATGAGCCAGCTTTTTGCGCAGGAATATACATGGGGTCGTAAGTCCCCCCAGTTCCTCTCATCTGTTCGGGAGGCACTTGTAATTTTTGTAGAAGGTCTGCTTTAATTTGATTCTTTTGTGCGTCGGGTAATTTTGCCGTACCTCCCATCATGGAATTATATCTTCTACTTAGCTCTTGACGACCTTTATCTTTAGTAGAGGCATCTTCCTGTTCCGTAAGAGAATATTTTCTCTTTCGGATGGCTTCATAAGATTCCATTAGTTGGTCGAAGATAGATTCCATGTCAATATAAAAGGCTCCCCATCATTAGATAGGAAGCCTTTTTGGGAACTTTAATTATTTATTAGCCAAGCCCGGGAATGAGGCTTCCTAAAAAGTTTTCAAAGGCGCTATCAGTGGTTTTATATTGTACAATCATATCGTACTTGATTTCGCAATCAATAGTTGCAAAATCATTTGTGCCATAAGAAAGTTCGCCAATAGACCATTTGATTGGGAACGCGCCATAAAGTTTAGCTACAAGTTTTGGATTGCGCTGGTTATCTAATTGAATAACTTCTATCGTTCTCTTGAATTGGTCGCCTGCGATGACAGGGTTCGAGTGGGTACCAAAGATTGGGTCATAAGTTGTTCTCATCCACGCATATAGTAACTTAGCAGTATCTCCTTTAATCATATTATCAAAGGAAATGGTAGCCGTTTGCGTAGCAGGGCGTCCAGGATAGTAAAATCTATCGTTAACTTTGTTAACGTCGATAGTTTCTACGTTATAGGAAAGACCAGTTACACGGCGAGCTGCTAACGTTAAGGTATCGTTGGTGTCAGTAAAATTAAAGAAGTTATCTACTGTACCAAGAATACCAGCTATATTAGGGATTCTAACAATCCACCCATACGCCCGAAAAGAATCGTACATATGTGTGAGTTTGTGACCTTCGGTGATGTCGATATCAAGTTCACGGGCGCTTTGCCTCCAAAACTCGTCTACTGCTTCTACGTTAAATGCCATTGTTTAATCTCCTGTATTATATAGGGTTCTAGCTAGCGCTTGCCACTCCTCCAGTCTGGCTAGTTACGTTGATTTCGAATACGACAATTTCTGCAGTTTTCGTAGGCTGTACGATTACCTTACACCAGAGTTCGTTTCTATCGATTCTAGCTGGAGTATTTACTGTCTCATCGCAGATTACCTTAAAGGCGTCTAAGCCTCTACGGTCTTTAATGTCTTGCAAGAGTGGTTGCAGAACATCTACAATTTGTTGTCTAGTGATTGCATCATTAGGTTCGAACACAAAGCGTCTAGTACCAGCTAGGATTTGTTTCCTAATTTGAATCATTAGTCGTCTTACGTTAATTCTATCCAGGGCGGTAGAGGCTCTTTGAGCAGTTCTTTGCCCGAAGATTACTAAACCATCCTGAGGGAAGCTTACAATTGGGTTGATTACGTTGCCTCCAGCATATAGATTATCTCTGTCGCCTTGGTTAAGAGTAACTTCAGCTTCAGTAGGCTTGGTTAATCTGCCTCTTCTCAAACCAGCAGGAGCAAACCATGGGTCTGCAACTTCATCTGTGAATGCCATCTGTCTGACAGCAAACACACCTGGGTCTAGGTATTGGTCGGTAGCAGTGAAGACATTGAAAGTCTTTAGCCATGACCAATAAATAGCAGCGTAAGAGGAGTTAAGTGCGGAAGTTCTTCCATCACCTTTTCCGTTATGCCAGTTGATGGCTTCTTGTGCAGTTTTCAATCCTTGTGGAGGAGATAGTACAGCTAAGAAGTTTTGAGTTTGTTCAGCAACTGTTACTAAGTTATTTTGAACTGATTGCGTAGTAATACCTGGAACTAAGCACAGAGATAGGTTTAAGGTATCATCTCTGAAAGCCTGCATACCGCTTCTGTTTACTTGGTTTCCAATCAGCGCTTGAGTTACATTAGTATTAGTTAGGCTGTTGTTGTAGCTACCTGCGTCACCATTTACCCCGCTAACAAAGTCGTAGTTTCCTGCGAGTACTTTAGGGAAGGTTAGTGTTTGTGCGCCGTTAGCGTTGTTAAGAGCTAATGAAGCTGCGTAACCAATGCCTTGTTGGGCGTTACCACTAACACCATTTTGTGCAGCTGCCGTGAACGTTCCACTGTACGTAGTAGGTCTGGTAGTTGTAGCCGCTCCTGCATAGAAGTCGTTAGAGTCTACATAAGCAAATCTAGCGTAGTACAAGTCTGACGTTTCGTTATTGCCATAAGTCTTAGTATTAAGCACATCCATAACATCGTAAAGAGTGCTATTCGGGTCATTAACAAAATCTACAATATTGCTCTCAGCGGTAGCGCCGTCACTTTGCACATCAAAGACGGTATCCTTACCTCTCTTGGCAGTAACCGCAGCTCGCAAGCCATAGGTAGTGACTCCAGTGCCTGTATTAGTAGAAGAGTAGTTATATCCTAAGCCTGGGTGTAGTGATTGTAGGTTAATCGTACCACCCGTTGCCGAGGTAGGAGCTATGGTATTACCTAGAGAGTATACGCCAGAGCCGACCCAGCCTGATGCGTCTGCATCAGTGGGAAGTCCCGATAGTCCACCTTCGGCAAATCTCCAACTGTGCTGAACGTCTCCCATGGCAGTATAATCAACACCAGGAGTTCCAAACAGTCTCAGACCCCCCGCAGGACCAGCCATAGAGCTAGGAGCTCCGAAAGGTTTATCGTCGTTGTCTAAGAATCCAGCGTTGCTTCGTAAATCACTTACAGAAGGTTGAGATACAGTTCCTCCAGGTCCTTGTAGAGATACATCTCCACCACCAGCGACCTGACCAGTAGAGCCTAAAGCGCTAAAGTGGCTTGCAGTACTGGCAAAACCGCGAACTTTCATGTAAGCACCTGCGCCACCGAACTTAGAAACGAAAGCGCCAACGTGTCCTTCATCGCCGCTAACGAAAGTAAACGGAGCAGATTCATCTAGGTACGTGGCTACAGTGTCGTTAATAGTATTAATAACTTGGTCTTGGTCAGTAGAGCTTGGCACACCAACAACGTAAGGGTTATCAGGGCTTACTTGAACTCCATCTTGATTCCAAACATCGATGAGGAAAGCGTAAGAAACTCCAACACCAGCCGATTCATTAAGACCACTTAGGGAGGAAACCCAGACAGCAGGCTGAGTACCAGCCGATACGTTTACGCTAGCAGCACTTTGTGTTTGAGCTGCTGCACGAACGAAGTAAACTGAGTTTGTTCTCTCCAGAATTTGGTAAGCACCCCACAGACCCTGACCGCCAACAACAGTTCTTGGGTCACCAAAAGTGTTGATTAGCTGCTCTGCATTAGATACTAAGATTGCCTTATCTACGGGACCTTTAGACCCAAAGCCGAGAACCCCAACAACACTGCTGTTGAGGGAAGGGATGTAATCAGAAAAATCTTTTTCTATTACATAATTTCCGGGACTTACGAAACTTGCCATTTATATTCTCCTAGTTTTCATTTGTTACTTCGATTAACCTATTCTGAAGGTGTGAATTTGCGGTGGAAGAAAGAGTAACCCTGGGAACTGAAATAGCGTCACCCGGATTTAGCCAGAAATGTTGCCACTCACCTTCAATCATCAGAATAAGTTCTAGTCCACTACCGCAAACATTAGCGACTCGCATAGTTTTAGGCGTAACAACGGGAGTAGTTTTGGGAGTTGATTTTTTAGTTGTGGTTTTTTTAGCCATTCTCTTCTCTATGTATTATTTAGAAGTTTCCGACGAGATAATGGTAAACTTTTTATGTAAGTTCTGTAGGAACAACCAAACTCTTAATCTTCCCGTTAGTTGCAAGGAGATATTTGTGCTGTGGGAGGTATCCCTCCACGTTAACGGTAAAAGCTTTTTGAACAATTCTATCCTGTCTATCCCCTACACTCAAAGTTGATTGGTCTGTAGAGTACGCAATGAATGCTGGGATGCCTTTTCCGAAAGAAGTGGTAACTGGCATGGAGGGTCTGAAGCTGTCCTCCAGCTGCTCGGAGAGTTGGTTTAAATCTTCGATGTACTTTGCCCACAAGTTTATCCTATACATCAGGGTCAAGGCTTTAGGAGCTAAGGAAACTACTCTCTGAGCTCTTCTAGTCTCAACGTCAAACTTTCTTTCCATAACAACATTAAAATCAGGCTTTCTTCTGTTTACATCCTCCTGGGTGTTGATGATAGAGACGGAAACTAGAGGTAATTTAAAATTTCTTGTTTCAGATAGTTTAGCAACAGCTCTCTCTTGGTTGGCAAAGATAACCTCAATATCTTCTATAGCTCTCCCTTGCGTATCTACGATACTAAACCCTCTAAGATTATCCATCAAGGACTGAGTATACTCCCGATAAAAATTTACTCTGTTATTATTTTTCCTATCCAGCTCTTGAAGCTCATCGTACAAGTCGTTGTATAGTTTTGCACTAGAGTTAACAAAACCTGAGGCACTATTAATAACTAGTATCTCCTGGTCAACAGGAGGATTAGGAGGAGTTAAGTTTCCAGATAAGGTAGTTTTAGTAACCATTATCCAAAGGTAGTGAATGCGGCTGGCGGTTCTTCGATTTCAGTTAGAAGCTCTTGTAGTAGTGTAGCTTTCTCAGCTTCAGACTCTTGTGCTAGTTGAGGACCATTTAGCTGTGCTCCACCAGCAGGAGAAGGTAGTGTAGTATACTTACCTCTTATTTGACCAAGAATACCTTTAGACACAGCGGTAGCATATCTTTGCAGCCAATTAATATAATAGTGGTGAAGTGTAGGAGTGTTTAGAGCTTTGAA